CTTGTTGGATAGCGCCCACTGATCCTAACGTGCTAATATCGCCTCTTTGTAGACTAGGAACTAGCTGTGCTAATCCTTGTTGAAATTGTGCTTGTCCTAATTGTTGTCCAGCTAATCCTGCTCTTTGACTTGCTAACGCTTGTCTGTTTGCTAAATCTTGTTGTCTAGCAGCTTGTGCTTGACCAAAACCTTGTTGTAATAATCCTGCTTGTAATAATGCTCTTTCTCTAGCTTGACCTGTACCAAACTCTGCAAGTTGAACTCCTGCTCTACCTGCACCAAGAGCACCTAGTTGCGCTTGTTGATCTCTAATAGCTTGTTCTTGTATAGCTCTGTTTCTATCAAACTCTGCTAATGTAGCATCAATAACCTGTGTTTGATATGGAGACATGTATGAAGATACAGAACCTGCCCCTGTACCAGCACCTGTGCCTAATAAAGATTCTGCTCCTGCAATACCTGTAGCCGCTGTCCCTAATTGAGTTGCTGCATCTGCTGCTTGTGTTTGAGCTGCAGTTACAAAAGGCTGAAATGAACCAATACCTGAAGATGCTAATGTAGCTGCTTGTTGTTGTAAAGGATCTTGCGCTGCAACCGTAGGTGCAAATTTAGACGTATCTATAGCCTGCGAAGTTAACGCTGTTAACTGCGTGCCATAATCTTTTGCAAGATCTTCTATAAATTTTGGTGGTAGTACTCGTGATTCTTGTACAGCCATTATGCTACCCTATCCTCTAGTTGTTTCATTGTTTTATACATTAGATCTGCTCCCTTATCAACACTTCCTCCACCTGCTGCTCTTACTGCGTCAGCCGTAAATACAAACTCATTTTTAGATAACCTAGCTGGTACGTCATCTGCCTTCTCTTTAGCTCCTAAAGGCACAAATCCACCGCCTCTAAGGTCCATTTCCATGCCACCTAAGTCCATTATGCCACCTTCTGCTTTGTTAATTCTTCCACCATCTTTTACTAGAGCCGTTTCAGCTCTTGCTAAAAATGGAAACTCTCCTTTTAATTCATCTAAAGCGTCTTGACCTTTTGCTGTGGCTTCTTGAACTCTTTTTCTAATCTCTGCAATAGGTAAGCCTGTTTCTTTTGATATTCTACTTGCAAGGCCCTCTGTTTCTTCTTCTTGTTTTGGAGTCAATAAGCCACCAGCTACGGATGCTGCGCCTATGCCTAATGTTGCTCCTAGATTACTTCCCAAAAAATCTTTTGCTCCCCCTAATAATTTTGAAAATCTACTTCCCCCAAGTCCTGCCTCTTGTGCTGATCGAAACAACGAAGTTGGTCCTGATCGTTTAGCAAAAAATCCAGCCCCTGGTAAGTTAGCAAATTTAAAGCCAGACATACCGGCTCTTTGTAAGCCAAATAAATTACCGCCGCCACCATAGTACAAAGCAGCTCCCGCTAATGCAGCTTTACCTAAATCACTTTTTACAATTTTCTTAACTGCTTTTTTAGCTTTCTTAAAAACTTTTTTAATAAAATAAGATGGTATACCTGTTTGGTTGACAGCTTCACCCGCACCACCTAGTGATTTTAACAATGCTGCTTCGTCATCATTAATGTATGCTAATGATTCGCCTGGAGGTGCCATCTTTTCTGCTTCATCTACAGAAACTTCACCACCGTCTTTTGCTTCAAACCTTGGATCTAAAAAGAATCTAACATCAAATTGTTTTTGTGAATCACTCTTTGGTGTTTCGATGTCCGTGGGCAGTTGTGCAACTTGCGGTATTTTTGGAATAATTGGACCATCTCCACCGTCTCCAGGACCTGGAGGTCCACTTGGCCCAGTTTTCATACCTGTTGTTTCTTTATATTGCGTTCTTAAACTTGATGGTATTGTACCGAAGAATTGTTGATTACCTGAAATAGCAGCCATTAACTCTCTTTGCTTTTCTTGTTCTTTAGCTAGTTGTTGATTTACAGTGAATCCTGCAACTGGATTAACCAATCCTGTTACAAATGAAGCTCCTCTTCTTCCAAGAGTAGTTACTGGTTTACCGTATGGATTTTTTGTAATGTATTGTTCAAAGCCTCCATCACCTTCTGGTCCTTTTGGAGGTCCTTTTGGTGCGCCTGGTGGAGTATTGTCTCCGTTTCCACCTCCGCCATTACCGGATGGCCCACTTAAACCTGCAGCTTCACTTAAACTTTCAGCAACAGAGCCTGCACCAGATCCAAAGTCAACAAAACTTGGAATACCCATGGGTGTCATAATACCAGAACCACCAGCAGCTTTTAACATCTGTGCCTCTTTTGGATTTATGTATGCAAGAAACTCACCTTGTGGTGCCATTGCTTTAGCATCATCTAAGGATACTCCGCCTTCTGCTAGTAATTGTCTTGCTATTTGTGATCTAGTTATTGCCATTTTTCCACACTACTTTGTTTTAGGGAACAAATCAAGCGAAGGCATGATTACTTTAACATCTCGTCTAATCTCTGCTTCTGGCACGCCTTTTGCCTTCCATTCGTCCTCTGTTTTATATACCTCTCCCGTTTTTAGGTTAGATATGGTTGTTATTATCTTTTCCGGCTTTATTGTTTGCATTACGTTGTTACCTCTCTTGGTTCTATTTCTAATATTGAAACCACCACATGCAGCCTGTTAGCATAGGCAGCTTGCACTTTTAATATTTCAGCAGCTTCCATAACTAGAGGCTGAGTTAAGAGCTCTACCGTGGTGTTGGCAGATACGGACTTACTTTTAAATAAACTAAATATATTAGATGATGCATCTACTAAAGTCACATCAATTGTTGTGCCTGATCCAGAGTCATCTGATACTAGGATAGATTTAACAACGGCAGTTTTAAATGAAGGCACTGTATATACAGTTGTTAAGTCTGTAGTCGTTAAATCATTCTTTTTATTTATAAAACTGTTTGCCATTAATTTATAAAGAAGCTTTCTGCTTCCATCTCATCTTTTAATTCTTGTTGATATGTCGTGTTTAATTTTTGTATAACACCATCAAGATCTCTAACCTGTGCATCAGCTACTTCTTGTTTGTATACATTACTAGGTCTTGTTAATATTTGTACTATCTTTGCCATTATCTTCTACCATCTGGTTGTATATCTAGTCTAAATGTGCCTAGCTTCCAATCTTGAGCTGTGCTTGTATTTTCTACTTTCAAAGCTATAGCTCTTGCTCTTGCACGTGTATCTACTTTTGTTGTAGATGAACTAACATCAAAAGGTCCAAGTGATGAACTAGAAGCTGTATCATTAGAATAATTTTTTAAATTTAAAGTCACTCTAGTATTACCAGTTTGAGATATAAAGTCAGGAATAAATCTTCTAACTTTCATGATAAACTCACCATCACCTCTAAGGTTTGCAATACCTGCTTGTTGCTGAGTAATATCAAAGTCTCCTGATAATATATTTGCTGTAATTGCTGAAACTGTTCCGCCTTTAACTTGATCTGTGCCTGTCTCATGTTCGTAGTATGTTGATACTCCGTCTGTGTTTCCTTGAACATATGTAGCGGACGTGGCAGGCTCTGTGCTATTAGCGTCATACTCTAAAGCGTGAGGTTTACCAAAAATTGCAGAGTCTTTCCAAACAGTTCTAGCTAATGTTCCTATTGTCCATATTGGTCTTTGTGGTGATGAGTCTTGATAATTATAACAAACCATTTTATTAACCACACCTGAAGATGCAGTTGGATAAAACCACATAATCTCACCAAATAAATTGTTAAGTCCTGCTGTAATCATTTGGTTACCAGAGGCTAAATTAATATCATCATAAACAAAATCCTCTACTAAACATGGTAGTGTTTCAAGTGCACCAGCATATTTAAAGAAACCATTTTCAGATAACCAATAGGCTGCACCATCTACCTCAACCACAGCGTTCTTACCTGCTAATCCACAGTTCGTTCCAACTTGCACAAAGGCAAATGTAAAAGGTTGGCCCACAAATCTTTGTAAGAACAAAGCTGTATCTGTATATACATAGATTGCATCTCTACCTCTAATAGCTCCCATGATCCGTGATCCGTCGGCCAGTCTCTGTGTACCAGCTGTATTGGTCGCTGTAGGTGTATACGTGTTAATATCTTCTTGGTCCGAGAATCTAATAAACATGTCATCTTGTGTAGACTTCGTACCTATTGTTGTTTCCGTGCCAAAAAATACTAAGTGTCTATCCGGTGTAGATACAAGCATGTGTCTTGATGCAGTGGGTGCACCTGAAATAATTGTAGCTCTATTAGATGTAGCGTTTGTTGCTGCAGAGTTCCATTCAAATACCTCACCGTCTGCTATTAAACAAATAGCCTTGTCACCAAAGTTGTCTAAGGACCATGATCCAGGTTCCAAGACTAAGTCACCAGATGCTGCCTCACCCCAAGCTACAAAGTCAGATGTATTTGTAACTGTATCACCTGCCGTGTGTGTTGCTGCCGTTGTGTTTCGTACACCTCTTGTTACACCTGTTAATGTGTTTGTAGATATTCCTGTGTAAGATATTTCTTCTGTTCCAATCTTAATAAAGTTAGTTCCAGAGCTTGGTAATTGTGATGCATCATTTACAGTTATACTTGTAGCAGCTGCAGATATATCTGATGATAAAACTGTTGTGTATGCTCCTACAGCTTCACCACCCCAAGTTCCAAGAGACCAACCAAGTCCTTGTGCTTGAACAGCTGGTCCTACTCTATAGTAATGTTGCACTCTAATACCACCAGACTCTGAAGCTCCAGACCCTGACTCGTTAGAAGGCATAGTAATTGTAATTGTGTTTGATGACGGTACAGTTGTTACCATAAATCTTATGTCATCAAAATTAGCTGCTGCAAAATCAGAATTTGTGATAGATGAAAAATTGTCTAATAAAACTATATCACCTGCTTGAATACCGTGATCACCAGAAAAGTTTATTGTAACTTCAGCTGATCCGTTAGTCGTGCTAAACGCATTTGATAAAGTGTTTGTAGATTTAATAGGATGTATGTCATAAAATACACCACCTGAATAAGCATACAAAATTCTATTTGTTCCAATAATAGAATATTTAATACTCTGACTATTAATA